TCCTTTTCACCGACCTCAACCGCACTCGGGGGCTCAGCCCCGACCACATCCCCGTAACTCGGGAGCTGGGTATAGTCATCGTACTGCGAAAGCAGCAGACTATCGAACACAGCCACCGTCTCCTGTCGTACTTCAACAGGACTCCTAAACCAAGATAACGTCTCCTTCAACTGTTCAGTCTTAGATGACTGAGACAATCGACCGCGCCATCCCTCGCGCACTGAATAGGAAGGCAATGCTTTGGACCGGATCCTCGAAAGAGCCAAACAATACTGCAGGGCAGCACTGACACGACAGTTTTCGAACCTGGTGGAAAATTTCCAGCATGCAACTTCACGCGCATTCAGGGCGCACAACTCCTGACTTAATTCCTCCAATGGAACCCGAGTGGCAATACAGGAAGAAACCTGAATATTGTGACCAACAGGGGCCGGAGGGGGTTCAATCGTAGGTGGACCCGAGGGCACCATACGAAACATAAAGGCCAAACGGCAAGCAAGGGAACCACGAAAACCTAACTCTAGTAGACTCAGACGAACTGAGCGCAAAGAAGAAAGGTGACGCTTGAAGAATACAACGCCAGCACGGAAACGCTGGCCGTTCTTCATTCCTTGAAGCCACAGAGGCCATTCACGAGACAAACTTGAGACGTAATCCGATGTCTTCAAACGCCCAAAACGCAAGGTAGGAACGACCCGAAGGTCATCACCAAACCAACGTAAAAGTGTAGAATTCAAAGAACCAAACGACTCAGAAACAGAGGTCTTAGTCAACTCGACTTCAAGGCCTAAGCGCGACACAATGCTCATCCAGTTGTTCGACAAGTCTAAAGAAGACTGGAACAAGATGTCATCCCCGTTGATGAGACAGGGTACACGTTCTGCTTCGGCAGCGAGTAGGCCCGACTTGCGACAAGACCACAGAAAGGCGAACCTGTTCTGAAGGCAAAGCAAGGGGAAACTCAAAAAACTACCCATCATCTGCCCTCGAAGGGGCTCGACACCAGTAGGAGCCAACACCTCATGAAAGAGGGTCGGTCTAAGGATGTCCATCGCGCTCGCGCGCAAAGATTGCGGAACGGAGCATGTGTTGCTCAAAAGGGCCTCGAGGACGGTTTCGGCTACTTCAATCGAGAGATTGTCAGTAGCTGACTTGTAGTCGCCAGAGGTGAGATGGCCTCCCAGGCCCGCACGGAAACCCGCTCTCTTGAGAGTCCGGGCGGAAACATCTCCGACCGATAACCAGCGAGAACGCCGGAGTCGATCATAAATGGCCGTGTGGAGAGGATGGAGTACGGCAGTCGTACTAGAAAACTTCGTCAGGGGACGAGGTTTCCCAGCAGACTGAACGACAATCAGATCAGCGCGAGTATCGACCTCAAACTCAGTTTCCTGAGTACAAGCGTCGAGGAACTCCGCATGGGAACCAGTCCACTCAGAAAGTGAACCGCCATGTGATCTAACTCGCTCCGTACAACCAG